GGAAGGCGGAGGGCGTTGGTGCGGAGGGCGAAACTTGGGAACCTAGGGTTGTCTGAGTTGACGGAGCACCCTTGTAAATGTCCGAGAGGAACGCAACGCGACTGTAGGGCTCGTACAACTGTTTCTGCTCGTTTACACGGGCGGCGTCTAGTTCGGACTGCTGTTGGCGCTGTTGCTCCTGACCAAGAGACTGCAAAGTTGCAATGTCTTGAATCCCGGTCTGCTGCATTAGTTGACCCAGACCAATCTGTTGACCGCCAATTCCAGCCTGTTGACCTGCTATACCAGCCTGCTGACCCCCGAGGCTTCCGTAAAGACCTGCAATGCCGCCGTATAACTGGGACTGTTGCTGCTGTCGGCGCTGCTGGTTTTCAAAAGCTGTTTGAGACGCGCCGAGAGCCTGGTTGTAGTTTTGGGCATTCAACTGAGCAATAGCGCGGGCTTGGGAATCCGCGAGCCCACGGTCAAGTTCAGCACCTGCAATGCCAAAACGGCTCCCCCCAAAAGCACCCGCGCCGACGCCCTGCGCTGCAAGGTTGTTGCGCGAAATTTGGGCTTGCCGGTTCATCTCGGCAAGGGTGGTGTCAACGACCTGCTGCTGGTACGGGTTGGTGTAGGCAGAAAGGTCCGTCGGTGCGAACAGTTGACCGGACCCGGAGATGGCCTGTTGCGCGGCGGTAATCGGTGTCTGAGACTGACCCAATGTTCCGAGGGCCGTGCCTAATGTACCGAGGCCCGTTCCAATGGTTTGCGAACCGGAGGTCAGGAAGGGTTGGTAACCTCCGATACCTCCAGTAGACCCCCCAAGGGTAGCGGCCTGCTGCTGAAGACCCGTAAGACCCGCAATTTGTTGTCCGGGAAGCTGTATCTGGATGTCGGAGAGATCTTTAGCCGAGTTTATCAGGCCCAGTTTTAGGGCCTCAATCTCCGGGGCTTCGCGGACAATTTGTTCTGTGATCGTTTTTTCAGCCATGACTACGACCTCATCTCAAAGTTACGCATCATGTTATAAAGATTTGAAGCACCGGCCTGTCTGTTTCCGTTACCCGACGGATCAGCCCCGCGCACTGCCTTGGCGTTCATCACAAACTCTCCGTCGGAAAGCATGGCGGGAATGTCGTCCGAACGCTCCGTTCCGGGGCCTTCCACCAGCATTTCTCGGCGGGGAAACTGCGGGGTGCCGCCCATGTTCATGTATTGAGGATTTTCCATGTAACCGCCGTCGGCTGCAAACCTTGTCGGGACAGCAGGGTTTCCGGGGTCGTAGCGGTACGGATTAGTGTCCTGAACCAGATACTTTTGGCGGTCTTTCTGGAAGAGGTCGTATCCTGTTTCGCTACGCACATAACCTTCGAGATCACCTGCCGTCGGCTGTCCAGCATCTACAGGGGGATCAAAAGCGCCGCCAAGATACGCGGCTCCCGTTCCAAGAGCCAAGGTTGGGCCGTACTTAGCAAGCATACTTGGTTGGGCAGAAGCCGCAGCAGCTTTCAGGCCCACCTCAGTGGGTTGTATACCAGAAGCCGCCATTTTAGTTAGGTATTCTGCTTCTTTACTCGCCACATTTGAGGCAATGACTTTAGCGCTATCGCCCCCACGGAAAAGATAATCACCGGCAGTTGTCATACCCTCGTCTATAGATTTACCTGTGGAGCCTAAATACTTTTCAAGGGTGGATACTTCCGGGGTCTGTGGCAAATTAATGTCTTGAAAACTTGAGGCGTTATAAATATCGCCTTGTCCGTAGTCGAGCGCCGCGCCTCCATAGCCCGGAGTACCAGTCGGAGAAGGCACATCAAAATAGTCTACGGAGCCCGGAGTACCAGTCGGGCTTTGTCCAAAGTTCTCAGCTAAATGTTTTCCCGCCGGTGTATTCATCGGAATAACGTTTTGATTCAGCGCGGTACTCTGAGGACCCGCTCCAAAGCCTATGTCGTAAACCGGAGTACCGCCGCCTGCTTTAATCGACGGTAATGTCGCAGACGTCGCCGCAGACGTCGGATCGGGACCTGCGCTAAGAAAATCTCCCGCAGATTTAAGTGTATCATCTCCAGTAAAGATATCTCCGAACCTAGATACTTGAGTACTAAAGCTAGGCGCTCCGGGATTGTAAAAACTTTGTCCGACCCCTTTGGAGAAACTGCCGCCTTTGGTAAGGAACTCACTTTTAAGACCACCCAGCGCAACCGCGGTTCCACCGCCAATTAAAGCCGCTTTAATAGACTTTTTGATGCTTGCGCCTCCTATCAAAGACCCTATGCCGCTGCCCAAAAAGCTAGCGCCGAAGCTTCCCGCTCCAAAGAAGGTGGGGTTCAAAAACGGCACACCAAACGCAGCCGCAGCAATCGGCAGCACGATTGGGGCCAGCTTCTTCGCGAACTTGAAAGCACTCTTAACGGCTCTCTTTACAGATCGGAAAAGCCGTGACACGAAAAATTCAGGGAGACCTGTGTCAGGGTTTATGCTGTTAAGCTGGTTGCCGACCACAAATTCCTGCGGATCCAAACCCATCTCTTCCATCTGTTTGAAGAGAAGCTCTTTTACCTTCGGGTTTGCGTTAAGCACTTCCATCGGGACGACCGTTTCGCCTTCCGCAGCGTGAACAACGTAAATGTCCCCGTTGCGTCCATACTCCGCGAGCTTCTGGGCTTGCTCGTGCATCGAAGCAATACCTATGGGAGCAAGTTCGTAATCAGGGGACGCCTCTGCGAAGGACTGAAGTCCGTTGCTTGAGGGAACGTAAGACTGCTGTTGCATTATGAAAGCTCCAAAACATTGGCGAAGACTTGAATCTTCGCTGCTGTGGCACAGTTGAATATGAGCGTGTCTCCGGTCTCAAGGACAAAAGGTCCGGTAAATGACACGTCTGCGGTAGCAGAAGTAGAGCCCAAGGTGGCTAATGTTATCTTCTGCAAAATCACCGTTGCCGAAGCGGAGCTATCGGTCACCTTGCAGAATATCACAATAGAACCCGTGTGGCTATTATACATATTAATGTTCTTAACGAGGGCTACCGTTGCAGCGGGGCAAGTGTAAACGACCACATCCCCCGTGGACCCAACAGTCGTCACTATGTTTTTATATGCAGAAGCCATCAGTCCATAAACCAGTTCAGGCCGTTGGTGTCGTCTTCGCCGCTAACAACCGCAGGGAAGTCTATTTTTGTAAGCGCCATTTCCAAATCTCGCAAGATGCGTGCAAAGGCAACCGCGTCGTACTGGTCCGGTGCCAGCGGCATACTGTGATCTAGAAGACTAGCCATTAGCGCCTCCCGTCCGGCTTGAGGTCAAGGCGAAGGTCGCCCAACGTCCACGTCAAATCGGATGCCGAGCTTTCAATCCGTAACGCAGCTTGCCGTGACCGGCTGCGAAGAAAAGACTGCTCTGTAGTAGAAGTAACCACCGTAGTGGAATTAGTAGCCAAGCTATCGCCAGGGTAGTTCCGGGTTTTCAACACGTAGTTCACGGAAGCCGTTGAGTCCGAGCTTGTGATGTCGATATCCGGGACAAGGCGACTAACAAACATGAATTGTTCGCCATCTCCCAAATCAAAATCAGACGATTCAATAAATGAGTTCATGGCAGACCCATCTGCGCTGTTACCCGTCTCTTGGATGTACACATAATTTACATCATTGACGGACCCAGAAGCCCGTGGATTCTCGTGAACACCGGAATCTACCCAAGCGGTCCTCGACATCGTGCCCAAATCCCAAGTGTTTTCAACGTAGTTAAACTTAACGTAGCGGTCTATCTCTTCGGAATCCGCGCTTGGGTAGAACCAGAAAACTTCATCAAACATCTTGTTGGACGCTGCAAAGGACTTGAAGGCTTGTTCGAGATTGATGTCGTCAAACACGTAGCGGAGAAGCGTGCAGGGGATAATCTGAACGGATCCTGTGTAAACGTAGAAGTTCTCTCGGTCCATCCAGAATGCTTTGTCGCCAACAGTGGTTACCGCGTTGGGGCCAATGATTGAGATGTTGTTGGCCAGCATACTGAAACCAAACGTAAACGGCGGCCCCGTAAAGCGCATGGAGTGAAGTGCTGTATCCGTCCAGATAAGCGTTTGCTGGCGAGTTACCCGCGCAGCTATAATCTTGGATCCCGCAGAAAGGCGCTGGGAACCCGACGTATTCGTCGCCGTAGGTGTCCAATCAGCGAGGTTTTCCTGATCGGACCAACGAACCGTGAGCAAGTCCTGCGCGCTTTCATTTAATGGGTTGCAGCCTAGACAAACTACGTGCCTGTCTGTTCCGGAAACCATAATGATGCGGGTGATCGTTGGTGCATCAGAAGAACCTGCCAAAGATTCAAGGGCCGTGGCCCGTGCACCAACGCCCAGTGTCTTATCCCAATAGTACGGGGTTCCGTCAAAAACATTAAAAATAAGGTCTTCGCCCCAGTTGTCCTGCGACCACAAACGAATGTTGGACCCCACGTTTGCGGCGGTACTGGAGGAGTCCCCCCACCCCACAAAATCGTTTGCCTCCTTAACGGCAACACCATCCGCATGGGATGCGGCAGTTGTTCCGCGAACACCGCGAACAACACCCGCGTTAATAAGATGGGTGGATTTACCGGTATACTGAATTAGCTCGTCGTCTATCAGCATCATACCGACAAAAACTACCGCGTCTCCGCTCGAAGACGTGGCGACGGTAGTCCCATCTTCGCCGCGAACGATATCTCCGAACACGTTACCAACGTTTGTCCCGTATCGAATCTTCTCACTCCCAATCAGGAGTGTTCCTTTGGCCGGGAACCCCGTAGAATCCGCCACCGGAACAGAAGAACTTAGGATTGTTAAGTTTGCGCTGGTGGTGGTTGCGGCGGTCTCAAACAAGGCTGCGCTGGTGAGCGTGAAAGAGGTGACCGACGCATCAATGCCGCCACTGTCGTTCAGCGTAGTCTGAGAGTATCCCGTGGATAGACCGCTCCAGAGTCCCGCGCCAAAACCTGTTCCAGATACAACATTATTAAGACCAGTGTTGATCTGATAGTTTGCAATGATGGCAGAACCACCACCCGCCGTAGTACCAGAGCTTGCAGATCCCGCCGTAGCGATTGTGTAGCTGTTAGAATCTACGACGGTTACTTCGTGTTCAATATTAAGCTGCGCGGCGGTAACCCCATCCGTTGTGGTCGCGCCACTGAAAGTAACAAAATCCCCCGTCACGGCACCATGAGAAACTTCCGTAACCGTGACTACTCCACTGCCCGCAGCACCCGTCGTAAGAGGATTTGCCCCAAGCGTTACCGTAGACTTTATCGGGGTGATGTCGTTGTACTGTCCGCCATTTTCTATATAAAACTTGGTTTCCGTTCCGACGCCCATGTATTTCGAGCCGTCCAGGGCAGCCCAGGACTTTAAAGAACGGACAGCACCGTTTACGGAGTTGACGCTTAGACGCTCCCAACCCCCCATCTTTTCCGGGCGACCCTTACGAAATCGGATTAAATCGGAATTGAACCAACCATTTTCATTACCGTAAGACGTGGTCTCTCGATTAACACCTGGATTAAACTTTATCTTAGTTAAGGGCATCTAGCCTCCCACATCAGTCATAGCTCGATCCCCAGTAACTCAAGGGCTTTGAACTGCGAGCGTCCGCGATAAGTGTACGTTTCGGGGTCCGCTTCTGAGCGCCATTCACCATAGCTGCCGTGCTGGGCAAATGCTGCGTCGAGATCAGCGCCGCTCATGGCAACATCCTCTCGGCACTGGTCGTACAGGCACGACATGCACAGGGCCGCGCTACCGTCCATTGCAACCGGGTCGTGGCGCACCTCGCACTTGCTGACGATCAGCGCCGCGAGTTCAGCGGGAAGAGCTTCAAACTGCTCAAACCTACCGAGCAGCGCCGCGCAGACAGCGTCGAAATCGAGCGCATTGACCTGCGCGATAACAGTCTCCGGCACTGGAGATCCGGCCAGATAGCAGTTAACTGAAGGACGCTCAAATATGCCGCGCAGGTTTTCGTAAGCATCGACGGCAGTGTTTTCAAGCGAGTAGCCGGTGACAATACCGCCAAATTCTTCGGCGTCGAGCAATGCAGCGTAGCCGTGATAACGCGGCTCGACCGCTCCTTGATCCCATGTGTTTGTGAAGCCCGCGCGCAACGGCTGCATGTCTTCCCTATACGGCACCGGCCACTCGATCTTCCGGTACTCAAACGCACGGACGTCTTGCAGCCATGCCGCGATCTGATCCGCCGCAGCTTCCTCGCGAGGCGCTCTCTCCAAGGCCTTGTCCCACTTCTCGCTCGCGTATACCGCGACAATCTCGTGGTCAGTTTCACTGATCCAGCGCCAAAGCGCATAGACGCTGTTCACGCCGCCAGAATATGGAATCAGAACTTTCATCAGCCGACTGTCCCCGCGACGGTGCCGCTATTATTAAGTGTAACTGTTCGTGAGTTTTTCCGTAGCGCATAGCCTGCTGCGCCACCTGCCGCGCCAGAGCCGGGAGATGCGACGTTACAGCTAGCCGAGCCGCCGCCATACGAACCGCTGCCGCCGCTGGCCCCGCTGGCTCCGAGCGCACCGGGCGCACCGGTTGACCCGACGCTCCCTGAGTAATTAGGAGTACCGCAACTTTCTCCGGACTTATCTGAGGTTAAGGTTGCCCGTATACCCGCCGAGCCGCCGCCGCCACCACCGCCGCCGCCAGACTTTAGATTTCCGCCGGACTCCACGTTGACGACGTATGTCCCAGAGCCGGAAGCTGTGGTCTCCCAGTAGATAGCGTCTCCGCCCACCGCGCCCGCAGCACCCGTACCGCCATTTGCGCCGGTATAGCCGCTGACGGACCCGGTGATGTTAATTGTCAGACTGGTGTCGGCGTTGAGAGCACCCGTCCGCATCGCGTGTGTACTTGAGCCGCTGACCGTTACGCCAGATGCCACGTTGACAACAAGCGGCTGGGCCACGGCGTTGTCATAACCAGCAGACACCGCCGCTGTGAGAATGTTATACTCCGTCGCATTAGACGAGATTTCGAGCGTTAGAACCTTGGTAAATTCCAGCGTGTTTATTTTCTCTATGTTACCATCCGTTAGCGTATTGACTTTTTCTATGTCAAGTATGGCGACGGTGTTTAATTTTTCAACTTGATTCGCCATTACGCGCGCTCAATCACATCCATACTTGGATTTATGTACACAACATCCGGTGATAATGCGACACCAACTACTAGGACAAATGCGCCGTCAGTGGCCGGTGCCGTGTGCGTCATAGCGCCTGCGGTTTCTGATAAATACAGTGTAGAGCCGGGCGTCCACGTCCAAGTGTCGTCACGAATAAATCCCTGGAGAAGAACCGTTCCGGTTGCTGTGTCGCTGATTGCAGCGGGGGCGATTCCAATCACACGAGCCGTTGCGTAGGCGCTTGCATCGGCTTCCACAACTTCCTGAGTTGTCGTATGGACACAAACCAGATCAAACGCCGCTATGGCCCCACCGGCCAACATTTGTGCGGATAGCCCCGTAAAAGTGTGGTCTGCTCCGGTGAGCAAAGGGGTTGAAATATTAACCGAAGCTGCGTCGGACAGACTTACATTACCGCCGTGAGTAGTGACGCCTCCAATAAAGGCAGTTCCTGCTACGCCCAACCCACCATCTGTATGAATTGATCCCGTGGTTCCAGAGGTGGAAGTTGTGGTGTCGTCTACGGAAACAATTCCGCTTGTCACTAGCGTTGTAACAGTTGCGGCGGCGGCGGCTCCAGAGCCAAGAATGCCGTCTAATGTTCCTGTGAAGCCTGTGCCGGTTACTTGACCGGTAAATGCCGCCGTAGTTGTGCCGGTAAGGACACCCATAACTTTAGCGTCAGCATCGTTCTTGATTGTAACGTCGTTAGTACTTCCCTGCCCAGTAAGGATTAACCCTTCAGCCGCTGTGTACCCAACCGCAGCCTTGTCTGAGGCCGCCGTGTCTCCCAACGGCAGCACTGTTCCGCTAACTGTAGCGTCACCACCAACGGTAATAGCGCCCGATGTAGTAAGCGCGGTAATAGACAAGTCAGAAAGCGCGTTTGCAACGACGGCACCAGACCCCGCACCGTCGCAATAAACAATTGCAGAATTTCCGTTGGCTATTGTTACATTTGCTCCACTGCCTTGAGACAGAATAACCGAGTACGGTCCACTGGATCCTGAATCCGTGGTTGCGTTTTCAATGATAAAGAAAGCCGACGCTGTGTTCGGAGCTACCGTAACCGTGTTGTTTGCACCCAACGCCCCTGTGAACTTAATCACTCGGTACATGCCGTCCTGGAGGTTTTCCCCGCCGGATCCCGGAGAGGCCTCTCGAACTGTGAGGGTGTGCGTGGTTCCGGAAAGAGCAACGGCTTTATACGAGGCAATGCGGTCTAAGATATCCAAGTTGTGGTTGGTAGACGTACCCCACGCACCGGACTGCTCTCCAACGCCTATTTTTTCAATGCCGAAACTGGTTGTGTAGGTTGATGCCATTCTCTTTATCCAATATTTACGGCAACAAGATGTTTGCTAGCATCTCCCGCCGTTGCTTTTGTGAGTTCCATTTTAGTTTCCCTTCAGCTTATCGTAAATCCTTGCCTCTAGGGTGAGGAGCCTTGTTTTTAGTTCTCGTAACTCTCGCTCGTGTGCGAACAACGTGGTGTTTTGGACGTGATCGCTTGGGATTGGCTTGTCCTGATTTTCTTTCAACTCCACCTCGATGCCACGCAGCTTCTCAGCGTGGGTGGAGGATATATTCTGCACCTGACTTATTCTCGCATCCAGTTGCGAGTATCCCCACACAGCGAGGATCACTGTTCCTAAAATCTGAATGAGAAATGACAGACTAAACTGGACACCTGACCTCTCATTCAGTTCGACGGATTTATTCTTCGACGGGGACACTTGGCATGTCGTTTAATTCAGCTTCGCTTTGCAGCGCCGCCATAACCTTATTGAACGCCTGAACCTCGTTGCCTTTGAGGTCAACGCGACTAAGGAACTGAGCAATGATCTGAAGGGTCTCGTTGTCCATCAGGCCGCTTCCTCTTCAGGGTCTTCCACCGGGATCATCACCGGATTAAGAATTGCTGCGACCTGTTCTGCCAGCGACGCCTTCATCACATCAAGAGCCGTTTCGCCAGTAGCCTCATCGACGATATCCAGAGCCTCGAATGCTGCGATCCACTCGTCGTAGACGGCATCGGTGATGTCGGCATAGGGGACAAATGGCGGTGACAGATCAGCCGCCTTGTACTCAACGATCCGTGCATCCCGTGCCCTCGCAGCACCATCTGCTGCAATCAGCGAGTAGGGGATGAACAGGATGATATCGTCGGAGCCGTCGATGGGGACCGGGTTTTTCATCAGCCCCGAGCGGCTTACTTCGTTTGTGTATGTAACAGCCATTTTTTAAGTTCCTTTGTGTTATGCCGCTTCAAACTCGGCGTCGGCTTCGGCGCGAGCCATGTACCCGTCAGCAGACACAACAGCCGTAATCAAGCTGTCTTCGTCTGTGACACTGGGGTCACCGAGATATTCAGTGGCGTTATCGCGCACTAAGCGTTTACGGCAGGCGGCAATCTTGCCCGCCACCGCTTCATTAACCCAAGCCTCTGCGCTTACAACGTCGTTGCGTATGGCGGCTAGGTCTACGTCGGAGATTTCGATAGTAAGTGTTAATGGCATTGGGTTGCTCCTTTATGCTACCAAATATCCTTGGAAGCCGCTCTCAGCGACCCCCGCTACGTCAACTGTATCGCCAGCAAGGCCGGTGACTGTTATCGCCGTTGTTGCTGTGTCGGCAGCGTCCATGTCGGCTAGGACCGACAGGTGAATACCAACACGCGCATTGGCGTCTACGGGAATATCACCAACGTCGTAATTGTAAACTCGATTGCTGGTATTGATCGCCGGTCGAATACGCGTTGCGCCCGCAGCCATGTCATTAAGCTGTGCAAAGAATGTGAGAAGATACCGCCCAGCCACCGGCGCAGTAAATGTTGCCCCAGACACATCTGCGCCTTGGTCAAATATCTCAGTATCCCACGCGATTACATATGCTGTGCCGGAGTTGCCGGTAACATTGGTCGCCGTTGACGCTAGGGTTGTGGAAAATGCGGGCTGTACGGGCATTGTGACAGCGCCGTTTGTCTGCCAGTTTAGTACGCTTACTCCACCAGCAACCAACGATCCAATGTCAGCAGATACCCAGCCGACCCCTGTGTTTGCGTCGGTTTTGTTCGGAATTAGGGTCGGTACTGTGGCGGTAGGGGCAACATTTGAG